TTGACTGCGCCTCGACAAAGCCCAGCCTGACCCGGCCTGCCGTATCGACATCCGGGGATCGCGTGGCTTCGAAACTGCCATCATTCTCGGGACCGATGGCAAGCGACTCATCGGTGATTTCGACGGTGACCCGGCCATCACGGCTCTTGAACCGAAGCGATCCGTCACGCTCGACGGCATCGAAGCCGAACGCCAGCGAAAGCGGCTGAAGACTGCCGCGCGCGGAAACCAGTTCCGACTGCTGATAGCCGCGGACGAGGCCATAAAGCTCGCGCGTATCGACTTCGGGAACCCCCGACCGCTCGCAGATTTCCTCAACGACCCTTGCAAGGGGCTGGTTGGTCGCCCGTCCGTTAAGCCAGTGGCCCCGGGCGTAGTTGTCGCCGTCGTTCCAGACCTTGACCTGCCCCGGAAACTCGGGGAACGGACGCGCATCCCAGGCCCAGACATGCGACCGTCCGATGTCGAGCATCGCCTCGCCATAGATCGGAGAGACCGGATTGCGTGTCGGATCGGCCCAGTAGGAGGTCTGGGCCAACAGGTACTGCATCTGGACGAGATCGTCCCGGCGGCCGTTCGACCATGCCGGAAGGCCGGATTCGGACGACTTCACATCAATGAACCGGTTGGGCTGGTTTGTGCCCTTGTCCACCGCGGGGGCGCCGAACTCGGTAAATCGGATCGGCTTCGAAAAAGGTGCCCAGTCGGTAGGATCGGCCGATCGCACCCCGTTGATCCGTTCATGGTGGGGATTGGACCACCAAGACCGCAGGTCCTTGTAGCGAAACACCCACGGTTCCTGGAATGCGCCGTCCTCGATCGGACGGCGGTGTTGTGAGGTCGCGGCCTCCTCACTGTCGTAGTACCAGTCAAATCCCTCGCCGCCCTCGATATTGGCCTTCAGATACGCGAGGTTGTAGATTGATCCCCACGCCGCATCGGCATGGTCTTCGCCATCGCGCCAGTCGGAAATCGGCATGTAATTGTCGATGCCGATGAAATCGATGTTGGCGTCGGACCACAGCGGATCAAGGTGGAAGTAGAGGTTGCCATCGGCCTGATACCCGAAATACTCGGACCAGTCCGCCGCATAGCTGATCCGCGTGTTCGCGCCGAGGATCGACCGCACATCGGCAGCAAGCGCCTTGAGCGCAAGAACGGCGGGAAAACTGTCGCCCGCGCCCCGGATCTGGGTCAGTGACCGCATCTCGGACCCGATGCAGAAGGCGTCCACGCCACCCGCCAGCGCGCAAAGCCGCGCATAGTGAAGGATGAAGCGCCGGTAGCCCCAGGTCTGCGGACCCGAGTATGTGATCGTGCTTCCGCTTGCCGTGAACTCGGCCGGGACTGCGCCTCCGAAGAACCCGCCGACTTCGGCTTCAGCCGAGGCGGACCTGTCCGGGCTTCCGGCCCGTCCGGGAGCGGTCGAAAGCGTGATCCGGCCACGCCAAGGCAGTTTCGGCTGCCCGATCATGCCTGTCCAGGGATCCGGAAGGTCGTTGCCCTCCAACTGGTCCATCAGGACGAAGGGGTAGAACATGACCTCCTTGCCCGAGGCGCGGATCGCCTGGATGGCCTGGATCACCGCTGCGTCGGCAGGTGTTCCGCCATAGATCGAGGCACCCTCCACCCTCGGCACTTCGTCAGCGCTGCCGCGCGCGATCCCGCCCGCCCGCCACGGCATGTTCCAGCCGTCGGCCTGCTTCTGTTCCACCTTTGGCCGGATGTCACAGTTCCCGCATCGCAGGTCGTTCCCGAACCACGAGACCACCAGCGAGATCGACTTCACGGCTGGCAACTCTTCGTCCAGTTGCTGCAGGCTGGTCGAAAAATCGGTCAGACCCGACGGCGAGTGCATGTTGACCGGCTGGTATCTGGCCCGGGATCGCCGGAAACTCACCGGCGTCGTGGCAAGAGCATATTCCCCGGTTCCCGGGATCATCGCCACCGCCTGGATGGCCGAACTCAGGCTTGCCCGAGGCTCCTGGCCCGTGCCCTGGGCCGCACGAAAGACCTCGAAGCTGAACTGCGGCACGCGGTTGCCATAGGGGGCAAGCTGAAGGTCCTCGATGACGACATAGGCGAGACCGCGGTAGGCCGGTGCCGTCCCGGCACCCTCGACCGCGTCGATCTTGGCATCGGGAAGCTGGGTCTCGCTTCCCGGATAGATCCGCAGGTTCAGGCTGCGCGGCGATATCTCGTTGCCGTCCGCCCAGATCCGTCCGACCCGAAGGATCTCTCCCTCACACAGGGCGATTGCGAGGCTGACCGAATAGCTGAACTCATTGACACTTGGCCGTGGCGCACCCTTGCCCGAGCGCCGACGCTGGACCGACTCGGAGAAGTCGGTGGCCCAGATCACCTGGCCACCGACACGCATCCGCCCCCAGACCTGCCCGATCGCGGCCCCCTCGCCCGCCGCCGTCAGCCGCAAACGGTCGATGCGGCCGACCTCGACCGGATCCGATCCGGCACCCAGCAGTCGCTGATCGATCGCTCGGCCCAGGGTCGCGCCCAGCGCCCGACCGATGACGGCGCCGGACAGTCCAAGCACGGTCCCGCCGAAACCGGCGCCAAGGGCCGCACCGGCGGCGGAAAGGACAAGGGTTGCCATTCACTTGGCTCCATCAGGAAAGGAAAAGCGCGCCGCGATCCGGCGCTGCCAGGGGTGCGAAAGCGGGCTTTCGACCACGCCGTGATTGGTGAAGGCATGGACGAATGCAGGATGCCGGCCGATCTCGGACTGGATCCCCAGATGCTTCGCGACGCAGCCTTGCCGCATGCGAAACAGCAGGACATCTCCGGTTTCGACGACCGCGGGATCCTTTCTCACCAGCCAGCGTTCCGCCGCCGAAAGCAGAACTTCCGCGCCCGAGGACTCGGCCCAGTCATCGGTGTAGGGCGGCACGGCCTCGGGCTCGTCACCGAACATCGATCGCCACACACCCCGAAGAAGCCCGAGACAATCTGTCCCCGCCCCCTTGACCGAGGCTTGGTGCAGATATGGCGTGCCGATCCAGCCCCGCGCCTCGGCCAACACGCGAGAGCCGATCGTCACGATCCGCCCCCCGCAGATCTTGATCTGCCGGTGTTCGGTCGGTCCTGGCCGGGATAGGCAGCCAGCCAGTCCTCACCCGGAACGTGGGGAAACCCGCGAAAGTTCAGGAAGTTCCCGAACTTCGTCCGACATGTGGCCGCGGCCTTGTCGCATCCTGCGGTGACCCGGACCTGATCGCCGGCGGCAACGCCCGCCGTGATCGACTGCCACAGCTCGATCCGCCGACCCTCCCCCGTGATCCTGTCCGACTTCACGACCCCGATCAGGCCGGCCGCCTCTCCGGTCAGCACCTCGAACCTGCCATGTTCGAACCAGCGGTCGGCAAAGGCCGGAACGTCCGCGAAGCCAAACACCCGCCCATCCTCGACCGCATCCACCGTCATCTCGATCCGGAACCCCGGAGCTTGGGTATCAAAGCGGCAGCGCCGGTCACCCAGCACCGCCGAGCAATCGGGATGGTAGGCATATCCCTGGGGCTGGTTCAGAAGCTCGGTCAGGCCCCTGAGTTCAGCCCGGAAGGCCCCGGAGGACCGTGTGATCTCGCCCAGCGAGCCCCGGAATTCGACAGCCCTTTCTTCGGGAACCGCCCAGTTCACCAGATGGATCCGCACCTCGGCACCGTCGAAGCGGCCCGCCTGGATGTCGGCCTCGGTGATCGACGCGTCGCTGAGTGCGCCGACGGCCTCCGAGTTGTCGACCGAAAGGCCCGTCGTCTGCTGAAGCGCCCTTGCCGACATTCCGGCATCGGCGCGACAGGTCACCCCGTCCACGACAAGATCCTGATCGTGGTCGGTAAAGCCCAGAACAACTCCGTCCCTGCGCGTGACGATCCAGGCACGGCAGAGCGTCGTGACGCCCGTGGCAAGATGCGCGTGAAGCGCCTCGCTCGTCATAGCCTGACCTCCACCACCGGCACCTTCGGGACATCCCCCGCATTGAACGAGGCAACCGAGGTCTGGATCTGGTCGGTGTCAAAGCGTACCGGGACATCGAACTCGAACCCGGCGGTAATCCTGGTTCCCGCCTCTGGCGGCAGGGTGAAGGTCACCTCGCCGGTCGTGATTTCGACGGCAAACTCCACCCCTTCGACCTTGGTGTCACCCTCGATGGCGATGACGACTGTTCCCGGCACCGGTTTGCGGATCGGGCGGACATAGGCTTGCGTCCCCGACCGGTAGGTCTTCTGCAACTGGAACACGCGACCCACGCCATCTCCCATGCCGATCAACTGATCTTCCGGTCCCGCGGATTGCGACGGTTGGCAGGACTTGTGGTCCGACCAGTCCTTCCAGCGAAAGGCGTGGAGCTGGCCCGAGCGCGCCTCGAAGAAGGCGAGGACCGTTTCCACGTCATCCAGCGACCGCAAGCCAAGTCCGGCGTCGTAGCGCCGGCGTGAGTGTGCCCAGGAGGTGTTGCGCTCCTCGAACCCGTTCGACAGGGTCACGATATCCGTGCGCCGCTCCGGCCCGCCAAGCGACCCGAAGCTGAGGCTGACCGGAAAGCGTATCTCGTGAAATGCCATGGTGCCTCCTCACCGGTTCCGCTGGCCGCGGGCGAGCGCCCGTCCGACCTGCGCGGCAACCTGTGTCTGACTGCGCTGGAACCCCTGAACGTCCGGGGTCGAGATGTTCATCACCACCGTGACGGCTCGCCCGCCCGAGGACTGGACCCCCAGCCGCCCGTCCGCCCCCCTGGCCAGGGGCAGGATAGCCTCGGGGCCGGCCTCGCCCATCAGCCCCTGGCCGCCCCGCATCGGAAAGCTGGTCGGTGCGGCCACGACACCGCCCCGGGCGAAAGGCCGGACCTTGCCCTGGCTGAAGGCGCCCCCGGCGGCAAAGGGCATCCCCGCCCCCAGGGCCGAGCTCAGTCCGCCGGCAATCAGCCCGCCCAGCGCCCCGGTCACCGGCCGCAGCGCGAGCGTATAGACCGTGTCGGTGATCGTCTTGCCGACCGACTTCAGCGCATCGCTCAGCTTCATTCCGTCGAAGACCAGCCCGTCAAATGCCTTCCGCAGCCCGCCGCCGATCCCGCTTGACAGGCTGTTCACCTCGCGGCCGGTAAAGACCATGGTTTCCCGCATCCTGGCCAGCTCGCCATCGAAGGCCGCAACCATCGACACGGATGAGCCCAGCTGCGCCTCAAGCGCCTGAAGCTGCTCCTGCATCGTTCCGATATCCGCCATCGCCCCTCTCCTTCTTCACATCGGGGAACGCCGCGGCCAGTTCTGCCAGCCGCGCACGAGTGAGGGGCGGCAGCATCTGCTCCCGTCCCAGCATGATCCGCAACTCTACCGGGGTCAGCCGCCAGAAGGCTGCAGGCTCAAGGCCCAGCCCGTGCAGTCCCGCCTGCAGCAGACCGCGCCAGTCGATGCCGGGCGCCGGGCCCGTCATGGTTCCTCCGGCAACGCGAACGCCCGGGCGAGCAGTTCCGCCGCCGCCCGCGCCGCCTCGACCGGCCCGCCGCCGATCTCGACCGGCAACAGGTCCGCCGCCGTTCCCTGCCAGCCACCGCCCCTGAGGCCGGCAACGATCAGCGCAAGGACATCGCGGGTGGTGAAGCGCCGCGCCTCGAACCGCTCGACCAGATCGACGAGCGAGCCCGTCCCAAGCGCGGCTTCCAGTTCGGCCAGTGCACCCAGCGTCAGCTTCGCCACATGGCGCCGGCCATCCAGCCAGATCGCCACCTCACCGGCCCAGGGGTTCGCCATCACAGCGCCGTAAAGGTCAGAGCGCCAGCCGAGGCCATGGCGATCTCGTAGGTCGCCTCGTCATTGTGGCTGCCGGCATATTCGATCGAGGTGATCTGGAACGCCCCCTCGATCACCCCGAAACTCGGGATCACAACCTGAAAGTCCGGGATCTCGCCGTTGAAGAACACGGACCGCGCACGCTCGTCCGTGGCCTCGTCGCGAAAGACGCCCGAGCCGGAGATCGAGGCCGACTTGACCCCTGCCCCGGCCAGAAGCTCGCGCCACCCGCCTTCGCTTTCCAGGCTGGTCACATCCACCGCTTCGGTGTTGAAGCTGATCCGCGTCGCCCGCAGACCCGCGATGGTGACGAACTGGCCGTCCCCGGTCTGGTCGATCTTGATCAGCAGATCCTTGCCGCTTTGCACAGCCATGTCCGTTCTCCGTCATAGGGTGATGGGTGGCGCCGCGCGCCTCCCCTCCCCCTCGCGGGGAGGGGATGGGGGTGGGGGGACGCGAGGTTACAATTGAACCCGCGCCCGGAATGTCAGGTCGATCCGCCGCGTTTCGCCCTCCTCGATCCGCCGGGCCGAGGCGCGGAGGAAGAACAGGCTTACCAACTGCCCGCGGTTCAACGTCAGGGGCGCGCCGACCAGCGCATCCGAGATGTCGGCGGCGATGCTCTTGATCGACAGGAAGCCGGTCGCATCGGTGATGACGCTGATCACCAGCTGATGCTCTGCCCCCGCGCCGGATTTGTCCGACTGGTCCCGGGCTTCCTCCGGTCCGATCAGCACGAAGGTTCCTGTCGCATTGGAGGGCACCGCGTCATAGGTCGCCACGCCGGTCAGGGCGGGCCAGCCCGTCAACCGCTGGAAGACGGCCTGCTGCAGGGCAGGCGCTGCACCATAGCTCATTTCGGCACCTCCTCGCGCGAAAAGCAGGTCAGATAGCGTCCTTGGCTGTCGCGCTCCGTCACCGCCTGGATCAGGAACAGTCGCGTGCCTTCCCGGAACCGCTGCCCCGCCACGGGACGCGAGGGCGAGCCGACCGGAGCCGCCCGCACGGTCACACGGTAGGGCACCGCCGACAGCATCCGCTCCTCTCCGAGGACATCGCTTCCCGATCCGGGCAGCACTTCGGCCCAAAGCGTCCCCAGGGCCGTCCAGGCCTCGGTGAACCCGCCTGCACCGTCCGGGCTGCGAACCGCCCCCTCCAGCACCAGCGTCCGGTTCATCTCCGGCGCGTTCATGTCCGGCCACCGCCGAGAATGCGCACGGTCCGCCAGCGCTCGATCAGCGTGACCACGCCGAACGGCAGGCCCGCCGCCTGCGCGCCGTCGTCGTGCCGATGCTCATAGAACTCGGCCGCCAGCAGCAGGACGGCCTGCCGCAGGTCCACCGGCAGGTCAGCCCAGGCCGTCCCGAAACCCGCGTCGAAGACCACCCTGACCTGCCCCTCGGCCGGGACCGTCGGCAACGACGTGCCAAGACCCGCCAGCCGGGGCCGATGCAGATCCGGGATCAGCCGATACGAGGCGGCCGGCACCACCGCCTCGCCTCCCGCGGCATCGACCAGCGTCACGCTGACAATGCTCGACACGGGGGCGACCGGCAGCGCCTGCTCGGTTTCGCCCCAGCAGTCCCGCACCCAGAGAAACCGGCGGCGGAACAGCATCTTGCCGATGCGCCCCTCGATCGCGGCCAGGGCGGCCCGCAGATAGCTTTCGATCAGGCCATCCTGCAGCGCATCATCGGCAAAGCCGCTGCCCAGCCGCAGATGGTCCTTCAATTCCTCCACCGGCAAGGCCGCTGACGGCACCGGGGTCTCTTCGGTCAGCATCATGGTCAGATCTCCGCCCGCCGCCGGGCCAGTTGCATTGTGCAGCAAGGGTGCCCGGCCCCCCGCGCGGGGCCGGGCGCGGGCGTCAGCTCACCGCGATCTTCAGAAGCTTGATCGCCGCATAGTCGGTGATGTCCCCGCCCACGCGCTTGTTGGCGTAGAACAGGACATTGGGCTTGGCGCTGAACGGATCCCGCAGGATCCGCAGGTCAGGGCGCTCGGCGATGGTATAGGCGCTGCGGAAGTCCCCGAAGGCGATGGCATAGGCGTTGGCCGCGATGTCCGGCATGTCCTCGCTGACCAGCACCGGATAACCCATCAGACGCGACGCCTCGCCCGCCGCCAGCCCGTCCGACCACAGGAAGCGGCCATCGGCATCCTTCATCTTGCGGACCGCGCCCACCGTTTTCGAGTTCATCACGAAGCTAGCATTCGCCCGGTAGTCCGCGCCCAGCGCATAGACCAGGTTGATGATGCAATCGGCCGGGTTGGTGGTCGCAAAGTCCGACGCCGCCCCGGTCGGCACATAGCCGATGCTGCCCCAGGTCCAGGACGCATTCGCCACCTTGGTCGGCAGCAGGATTCCCTTCGGCTTGTCCACCCCGTCGCCGTTGATGAAGGCAGCCGCCTCGGCCCGGATGAAGCGGGTGGCGATCTTCTCGGCCAGCCAGCCCTCGACATCGAAGGCGCTGTCGTCGAGCAGGCGCTGCGACGCCTTCGGCATCGCTGCCAGTTCGTGCAGCTTGATCGAGATGCGCTCGATGATCGGCGTCGAAGTCTCGGTCGTCGCCGCCACTTCCGTCGCCCAGCCCGAACCCACCTCGCTGCGGTCCACCAGCACGTCGAAGGACGACGCCTCGACCTGCACGACAGTGGCAACCGACCGCAGGCTCGAGGTCGCGAACAACATCGACCGGATGCGGTCCGCCGTCTGCGGGTCGATCAGATAACCGCCATCGGCGGCCACGGCGGTCGACATCGCCTTGCCTTCCAGGGTCAGCCCGCGCAGGCCGTCGTCATCACCCGACCGCAGATAGGCGTTGAACGCCTTCTGATGCGGGGCTTCCGTCTCGGCCCGGGCCGAAAGTGCGGGGCGGCCATAGGCCATCGTCTTTGCGTTCAGCATGGTCAGTCGCTCTTCCTGATGTTTCAGCGTGGATTTCACTTCGTCCTGAAAGCTGCTGAATTCTTTCAGGAAACCGGCCATGGCGGCCCTGGCCTCTTCGGCCGGTGTAGGGGCGGGGGACAGATCTGCCCCGGCCCGAGACTTCATCTCGGTCATCTGTGGTCCTCTTTGGTTGCAGCTAAGGCCCGACGCGGCCTGCCCGCGCCGCCCCTCTCCCTCGTGGCGGGGAGATGGGGGGGGATTGGTTCAAGGCGCCCGGATCACCGCCCGGCCAAGGTGCGGCGCGCGTCCTGAAAGACCGTCGCGATATGGCGCCAGCTTTCGTCCAGCGCCTCCGCCTTGGCCGCAACCCGCGCCTCGGGGAGCATCGGAAAGGTCACCAGCGACACCTCCCAGAGTTCCAGTTCCGCCAAGAGGCGCCGCCCCTTGCCGTCCCGTTCCGCCCTGACCGTGCGGTAGCCGATGGAAAGCCCGTCTATCGCCCCCGCCTGGACCAGCGCCGCAACTTCGCGCCCCCGCTCCACCTCGGTCAGGATGCGCCCCTTGACCCACAGGCCGGTGGCATCCTCGCGCACCTCGTCCCAGACGCCGATCGGTTGGCCGGGATCGTGCTGCCACAGCATCTTGACCCGCCCGGCCCGCGCCGCCAGCCGCTTCAGGCTGGCCGCATAGGCCCCCTTCAGCACCACGTCGCCGCCCTGGTCGGCCTTGCCGAACAGCGAGGCATAGCCTTCCACCACCTGCCCCTCGGTCACCACCAGCCCGCTTTCGGGCCGGTGAAACTTGCGCTCCGGAGCCCCGCAATCGCTCATCGCCTCACCTCATCGCTGCCTGGATGACCGCCTCGGCCATCTGTGCCAACAGGAACGCCGCCACACCGTAGACGCCGACCCAGATCCGTTTCTCCAGCCGCTCCAGCGTCGCCTCGATCAGCCCCAGCCGGTATTCCAGCCCCGCCCAGCGCTCGTTCGCCACGCGCTCATTCGCCTCGATCCGGGCCGAGGCCGCATCGAAGCTTTCATAGACAAAGCGCGATCCCCCCTCGCCCCGTCGTGCGGTCATTCGCCCTCCGCCAGCTTCGGCAGGCCCAGGAGCATCCGCTTTTCCGCCACCGTCAGGAAATCCGCGGCCCCCACGCGCGCCCATTGCTGGTCGCGCTCCACCGCCAGCGCAGGGACCTGGTCAAGGTCGGGGCGCAGTTCGACCTCGGCCCCCGCAAAGACCGACAGCCAGTGTGTCAGATCGGCCAGCACCTTCGTGGCCAGGGGCAGCACCGTCAGCCGGTAGAAGGCGCGGTTCGCCTCCTGGTAATTCGCATAGGTCGCGTCACCGGGAATTCCGACCAGCATCGGCGGGATGCCGAAGGCGATGGCGATCTCGCGCGCTGCCGCTTCCTTGGTCTTCTGAAACTCCATGTCGCTGGGCGAGAACCCCATCGGCTTCCAGTCAAGGCCCCCTTCCAGCAGCATCGGCCGCCCGGCATTGCGGGCCCCCTGGTGATGCGACTCCATCTCGCTGACCAGCCGCTCATACTGGTCGCTGGACAGCGAGGACTGCCCGTCCGCCCCCCTGTAGACAATGGCCCCGGAAGGCCGGGCGGCATTATCGAGCAGGGCCTTCGACCAGGCGCTGGCGCTGGTATGGACATCCACCGCCACCGCTGCCGCCTGCAACGGCGAGAAACCGTAGTGATCGTCCTGCGGATGGAAGCTGCGCAGGTGGCAGATCGGACTGGCGCCTTCGCCGACCTGGTAGCGATGCGTGCGCCCGCTGACGGTATAGTCATAGGCGACCGGCCAGCCGTCGCCGCCCGGCACCAGGCTCATCCGGTCGGCGCGCAGCACATGCAGCTCGCCCGGCAGGGCGGCGCCACCCGGCACCGCCTCGACATAGGCATTCCCGGACAGAAGTAGGTAGCTGTAAACCGCTTCAAGGAACTCGGCCCGCCCCTGAGCCGCGTTCGGCCGCCTGATCAGGTCCAGAAGCGGGTGCACCTCATAACGCCGCTCGCTGTCCTGGCAGACCAGCGGCAGCGCCGCCGCCGCCTCGGCGATCAGCCGCACCGCACGAAAGCCGATCGGGTTCCCCTGATAGCCAGACCGTGCCAGCGAAACCGCATCCCGCGGGCTCCAGACGACCCGCCCGCCGCTGCCCCAGGCTACCACCCGGCCAACGGCACTGGCCTTACGCTCGGTCCTCGCCGGCACCGCCGCGGGCTTTCGCAGAAAATCGAACACCATCTCGCCGCTCCTTCATGCCGCTTTCGGCAAACCGATTCCGCACCCGGTCCGGCCGGGCGGGCCTGACGCCCCGTTCAGGGCCTGCGCTCTGTCGCAACTCTCGCCGGTGCGGGCCAAGAATCCCTAAACCGACCGTACGCTGGGTCGCAGGGCCTTGCCGGCCGGGTTCACCATCAGGTCGGTCAGCGCCCAGACCAGCGCATCGAGGCGGTCCGGCGATCCCCTGCCCTTCCAGCCCGTCACCGTCATCTGGCACATCTGGTCCTCCAGCGCCTGCAGGCCCCGCACATGCGCGACCCGCTCCTGCTCGTAGAGGGCCGCCACCGGCTCGGCCCGCAGCATCTTGGACCGCGTCGCATGAACCGCGCGGAACGCCACTTGCGGGTCGATCATCCGCACGAGCCGTTCCACCAGGTCGCCGCCCTGGTTCACCTCGGCCACCAGCCGCTCTGCTCCGTGGCGCTCCATCGCCGCCAAGGCCGCACGCGCCCACCCCTCGGGTGAGGCGCCCCTGACGCTGGCATCCTCCAGCACAACAGCCCGCCAGTCGCGCGGATCACCCCGGGTGTCGGCCCCCACCACCACGATCCCGCATTCATCGCTTTGCTTGCTCGAGGTGACCGGCGGATCAACCGCGACGACCACCCGGCTGCACTCGGGCACCGTCGCGACCTTCGCCCGCTCGAGCATCCGGGCAGTCCAGAGCGCGCCTTCCTCGTCCTCGACCAGCACCCCGTCGAGCTCCTGCCGGCCCAGCCGCGTTCCGCCATAGCGGGTCCGCACCTCGGCCAGGAAGCTCTCGGCCAGGTAGGCCCGGTTCGCCTCGGTCGGGGCATGGGCAATAACGCTGGAAGGGTTCTTCAGGATCGCCTTCAAGACCCCGACATTGCGCGGCGTCGTCGTCACCACCGCCTGCGGGTTCCGCCCCAGTCGCAGCGCAAATTGCAGCTGATCCCAGGCCTCGCCGCCCTTCTTCCACTTGCCCAACTCATCCGCCCAGGCCGCATCGAACTGCGGTCCCCGCATAGCTTCGGGCTCATGCGCCGAAAAAACCTGCGCCATCGCCCCGTTCGGCCAGACCAACTGGTTCTTCGACGCCAACCACTCCGGCTTCCGGTCGGGCGGAGAGCACGCCACAATCCCGCTCTCCCCCAACACCATCACGTCGCGCACCTGGTCGATCGTCTCGCCCACCAGCGCCACCCGCTTGCACTTCCCCGGGTCCGCAGGCCCCGCGCCTTCCACCTGCGCGCGCACCCATTCCGAGCCTGCCCGCGTCTTCCCCGCCCCGCGCCCGCCCATGATGACCCAGGTTTTCCAGGCCCCCCGGGGCGGCAACTGATGCGGCAGCGCCCAGAACTCGAACACCCATGGCAAAGCCAGCAATGCGTTCTGGCTCAGGCCCCCCAGAAACTCATCCACTTCCTCCTGCGTTGCGGAGGCAAGCCAGGCGGCGCCCGATTTCAGCTCGGGCGGCGTCGAAGTCGATCGCTCCACCGGATCCGACCTGCCCGGCGAGCTGTTTGCGAAGTTTGTCAATCCTGCCCCTTTCTTCCAGCACCTGCGAAGCGGTCGCGCGAAGATCGCGGATCGCCGCCTGCGCCGACTTCACCTCGCCGAACGCGCCGCCGCGAATGGCGTCGATCGTCCGGAGCAGCTCAACCGCCGCTTCCCGGTACATGGCCTCTGCCACCGCCAGGACGTCCTCGTCCGTTGGGCCCGCGCCCGCTCGTCCTTCTGTCATCTGGCCCGCCTGCTCCCATGCCCCCCGGCACAAGCGACATGAAAAAGCGGCCTCCGGGGTCACCCCCGAGGCCGCTTCCACACCTCTTTCATCCTGTCACATGACCTACATCCGACCGGACGCAAAGTCAATAAAAATGTTCCCTATCAATGGCTTGACGTACGATGCCTTAACCCTTCGGCAATCTTTTCACTCGCCCTGGACGCCGGTCTCCCCTTCGGCGCCGCGCTCGGCCTCGATTGCACGCCAGCGGGCAACGTTCTCGTTGTGCTCATCCAGCGTCACGGCAAAGGCATGGCCCCCGGTGCCATCGGCGACGAAGAAGACATAGTCCGTCACGTCCGGCTTGACCGCCGCCAGGATCGCGTCCCGGCCAGGGTTCGCAATCGGGGTCGGAGGCAACCCGTCGATCACATAGGTGTTCCAGGGCGTCTCGCGGCGCAACTCGCTCTGCCGCAAACCGCGCCCCAGAACTCCTTCGCCCTTGGTGATCCCGTAGATCACCGTCGGGTCGGTCTGCAGCCGCATCCCCTGCTGCAGGCGGTTGATGAAGACGCTGGCCACGCGGCCCCTTTCCTCGGGGATCGAGGTTTCCTTCTCGATGATCGAGGCCATGATCAGCGCCTCCTCGGGCGTGTCATAGGGCAGCCCGTCCACCCGCGCGGCCCAGGCTTCGGCCAGGATTTCGGTCTGCCGTCCGGTCATCTCGGCGATCAGCGCCCCGCGCTCCGTCCCCCGCGACGGCTCATACCCCCCAGCGGCAAGCGTCCCCTCCGGCGGCACGGTCTCCAGCGCGCCGCTCAGGAAATCAGCCAGCTTCAGCGATTCCACGATCTGCCAGCTGGTCACCCCCTCGGCCACCGTCACCCGGAACACCAGCGCCGGGTCATCGGCAACCTCGAGATATTCCGGCGGCAGGGTCGCGGCTCCGGCGTCGAAGCGGACCACCTCGACGTAGTCGTTCGTTGACAGGTCCAGTTCGCTCAGGACGATGTCGGACCTTGTCACCCCGATGCGGAAGTTGAGATCACGCCCGCAGGTCGACCGCCCGCTCGCCGTGATCGCCACCAGCACATCCGCCATGCTCGCGCCGGCCGGGACCAGGTAACTGCCGAACTTCAGGTTCTCGGCCAAGTCGCCATAGTCGGCCCCGATCCGGAAGATGCGGGCATCGGTGATCGCGCCCCGCTCCTCGAGGTTCCGGCTGACCGCGCTCAGGGACGCACCGCGCTCGACCTGCAGGCAGATCGGTCCGGTCAATGGCCCGGGCTTCACGAATTCGTTCCGGCCCCAGCCGATCACGCCGGCCAGCGCGACCAGGATCACGATGAACAGCGTCAGCGCGTTCGAGGCGACCCCGCGCCACATCCTCAGCGGACCTTGCCGACGATCAGGCTCGCGTTCGTGCCGCCGAAGCCGAAGCTGTTCGACAGCGCCACGTCGATCTTGCGGCGGACGGCCCCGTTCGCGGCCAGGTCCAGCCTGGGCGCAACGGCCGGGGTGTCGAGGTTGATCGTCGGCGGTGCCACCTGATCGCGCAGGGCCAGGATGCAGAAGATTGCCTCGACGGCGCCGGCTGCCCCCAGAAGGTGCCCGATGGAGGACTTCGTCG